CTGACGCAGTTAAAGGCTTGCGAGAGCTAGAGGAAAAGCTGAAGCGTCTTGAAACAGCAACGGCGGTTAAGGCGTTACGATCGGCTGCGCTTGCTTCAACATTGCCCACTGTAAAAGAAATGAAAGCGGCAGCACCAAAAGGCAAAGGAACCCATAGAACATATAAGGGGCGATTGGTTGCGCCTGGGTTTCTGTCTCGTTCAGTAAAAAGAGTGACACGACACAGGGACGGGTATTTAAGCGTATCAATCGGCGTTAAAGCTGAAGCGTTTTATGGCGTAACATTTCTTGATCGAGGCACAAAACATATCCCTGCAAAGAAATGGTTTGTAAGTCGTTTCGAGTCTAACGCGAATAGTATTGTCTCATTATTTAAAGCCAAATTAGCAGACAGAATCAAGAAGGCCGCACAGTGATAGAGCATGCCCTATTTTCAATATTGAGTAACGCCGGCGGAGTTTCTGCATTAGTCGGCAGTCGCATTTACCCGATTATGCTGCCGCAAAACGCTACTTTCCCTTGTGTGAGTTATTCCGTGGACGAAGGTCAGGAAGATGACACATTCGACGGGCAAGGCACTTTTCAGGAGATAAGTGTAGAGGTTGATGCCTGGGCGAAAACTCATGCAGAAATGCTAACGGTTGGGGGTGTCTGCAAGACGGCATTAAAAAACTATTCCGGGACAGTCTCAGGGGTAACGATAGACAAGATCAGAATCGAATCGTCTGTATGTGTATATGAGGATGCCTCGGAAGCATTCAGAAAAACATGGGTGATTACAGTATTTAAACGATGACATAACAGCAGTCTTGCAAACAACCCGCTACGGCGGGTTTTTTTGTGCCTGCATTTTTTCGCCTACGGGCAACAATTGAGAGGGTTTTACAATGTCAAGCGCATTTCTTAACGGCGTAACGATTAAACGGGGCGATGGCGCGGGTACTGAGGTATTCAATGCGATCAGCGAAGTATTGAGTATGTCGGGCCTGGGTAAAACTAACCCACTGGTTGAGGTAACGAGTTTTGACTCAACCGGGCGCGAGTATATCGCGGGTCTTGCTGACGGTACTGAAATTACACTGGAGTGCAACTATCTCCCCGCTGATACTCAGCAGCAGGCGTTAATTGGTGATGTTGATAACGGAACCGTCAGAAACATGCAAGTGGTGATTACAGACGGCACTACACCATTAACCTACTCATTCGCAGTTACTCCCTTGTCATGGGTAATCAATCCTTCTTTCGACGATAAGAACACGCTGACCTTTACCCTGAAGATCTCCGGCGCGATTACGGTGGCCTAATGGATAAGCAAGCGTTTTTTAGTGCGTATGCACCTAAGAAAGAAGCGTATTCATTGCCAGATGGCGGCGAGATAGAAATCTCAGAGTTAACCCTGAAGCAAAGAGGGAGGCTACACGCATCAGCCAAAACCGACCCTATCGAGGCGCAAGCATTGGTTGTGTGTATGGGGTGCGCTCTGTTTGATGACGGTGATCTTGAGGCTGTCCAGGGAATGCCTGGGGATTTAATCACAGACATAGCCGACGCCATTCTTTCCTTGTCTGGATTGAATGAGGACGCAGAAAAAAACTGATTGAGCGGCCTGAGCTAGCGTTTAAATTTAAGTTGGCGCTAGCTCTGGGTCGCACAGTCGGCGAATTAGACGAAACCCTCTCAAGTACAGAACTTACCTATTGGATGGCGTTTTATACACTCCACCCGTTCGGCTCTGAGCGGGACAACATCCATGCGGCGTTAATTGCCTCAACCATAGCCAATGCGAACAGAGGCAAGAGTCAACCGCCATTCAGTGCTGAAGATTTCATGCTTAAAACTCAAGCGCAAAAACGCAAAGAGAACACTCAAGGTGTACTCGCGTTCCTTTCTGCCCATGCGGTGAAAAAATGACCGATCTAGCAAAGTTAGTTGTAAAACTCGAAGCCGAAAGCGCAAAGCTGCACAAGGATCTTGATCGCGCAAATAAAAAGCTAGGTCGATTTGAAAGGTCGGCAGGCGGCGCAGGGAAGGCAATTAAGCAAATGGCTGCTGTGTCTGGTGTTGCGCTTGGTCTTGTTGCGGGTGGTGTAATCGCTATGGGCAAAAGCATGCTTGATGCGGCTGATAAGATTGGCAAATTAAGCCAATCAACCGGGCTCGCATCAGAAACACTCTCCCGCCTTAAATATATGTCCGACTTATCCGGGGTTAGTTTTGAGCAACTGACTAAAGGCGTTGGCCGGTTACAACGCTCAATGTATGACGCTAATTCAGGATTAAAGACGCAGGCAGACGCGTTTACAGCACTGGGCGTTTCAGTGACAGATGCCAACGGCAATTTAAGATCATCTGAGTCCGTGATGCTTGATGTTGCAGACAAGTTCCAGCAGATGAAGGACGGCGCAGAAAAGGCGGCGCTTGCACAAATACTCTTCGGTAAAGCTGGCGTATCAATGATTCCGTTTTTGAATCAGGGCCGCGCTGGTATCAAAGCAATGGCAGATGAGGCCGACGCGCTAGGCATTACCATGTCTGGCAAATTAACCGCAGCCGCAGAGCGTACAAACGATAATTTAACAAGGCTATCAACGGCTATTCAGGGCGTATTTCTTCGCGTAATGGAGCAGGCGCTCCCTTATATAGAGGATATGACCAAGGCAATGGTTAAGTGGGCTAAAGAGCCAGGAAAGGTAGCTGAAGCAATGATCTTTCTGAATGACGTTTTGAAGGTGTTTCGGTCTACTGGAATTATCATCAGCACTATATTTGAAGCCCTCGGCAGATCTATAGGCGCTACGGCTGCGGCGATGATGTCCGTTGCGAAAGGTGAATTCAAGCAAGCATTTAACATCATTCAGATGGCCGCAGAAGATAACGCAAAAACATATAAAGAAGCCGTCGAGTCAATGGCCCATGTCTGGGAGGAAATGCCCAAGAAGATCGAAAGCAAGGCCAAAGACGTAGGTGAGAAAATGGCCTCTCCCATTATTGAGGCAGATAAGCAAATCGGAAAGACGAAAGCGGACATTGATAAAAAGATAGACGCTATTAAAAACAAATTACTCTCCGCAAAAGATGAAGCGAAGAGCATTAACAAAGAGTTTGCTGATCGGGCATCCAATTTAGCCGGGGGCAAAAAAGAAGAGAAAGACCCAAGAAAGTTAAATGTGCTCGATGTGTCGTTAATGCAGCGGCAATCAGAGAGGGCATTAAATAACGGTGATTTTGATGGTGCGTTAGATAAAGCGCGTCAGGCGTTTGACTTGCTAGACAAGATGAAAGAGGCCGGAGTCGAATCTGACATTGTGTTGAGGGGTATGGGTGAGCGGCTTAAAGGATTAGGCGAGAAAATAGGCTCTGAGAAGATTGCAAAGATACCTATGCAGTATACCGCCGATCTCCAGTCAGCTGAAGCGGCAGCAGCGTGGGCAAACAATATTGCTCAACAGTGGCTAGATAAGCACCCGTTGGTTCAGAAGATAGTCACCGAGCAAGCCCCTGTAGGGATAACCGACAACGCGCCTACAGGAATCAAGCCAAGTAGCGTACCGAATGAATCTACGCAGAAACAAGAAACAAAAAGCCCCTTGCAGCCGGTTAATGTCACCATGCCAAACGGTAGCACAGTGCCTTTCTACGGAGACAAGGCGGCGGTCGATCAGTTGTTAAGGGATATTTCCAGAGAGTCGTTAAAGCGGGGTGCTAGAGCATGAGAACCCTCATTGTAGGCGGGATAGAGATCCCTTTAAGAGCCTCTTTAACACTCACTCAGACGTATGAGCCACAACAGGCAGTAACTAGGCTTAGAATGGCCGATGGGTCGCTTGTTCAGCAGATTTCATGGAGAGACAAGCTGTTAACGTCTATCGACGGAAGCGGCACTATTCCGGCTGGCTTGCATTTAATTGATTTTACCTCTCCTGTTGTAATTAAGTGCGTTGCAGAGCGTGTTGTTACGAGTGCGTCAAACGTCATTGACATTCCATCAGCACGACGCACGGATTACCCGCCAGAGGGCAGGGCGTTATTAAATGGCAAGTGGCAATCTACCCCTGTCGCTATGTCTGTCGATCAAGCAACGCTAACGATAGTAGCCGGAGCAACTCAGTATCAATGTATTTATTGGCCTGAGATTACCTGTTATTGCGACCCGCCAAAAGAAACACGCGGCGTTAGAAACGCTGATTACGGTTGGATGATAACCGGGGAGCAGGTGTAATGCTCTGGGGTGTGCGGGTTCTCTTGGGTGGTTCGGATGTAACTTCTACAGTAACAGGCATTATTGACGTAGAGGCGGAAGAGTCAACCGCAAGAATAGCGGAGTTTTCTTTACTCCCTTCTGGCGTGATTGATGTTAATGACTGGATCGGTAAAACGGTATCAATTGATTTTCTGACATATAACGCAGCAGGCGCAACGCTAACAGATACCCGAATATTTACCGGGAATGTTGCGCTCCCAGTTTATAGCGTTCAGTCTGGGATTGTTACATTTCGCTGTACCGACTCACTGCAAGAGCGTTTTGAGGGCATGACAAGCGCGGCGATCTTGTCAGAGCTAACCGGATATTATCATTCGTCCTCTTTTGGTGATCGTGTAGACGGCTGGCAATATGCCGAAGATGTGCTTTCAACTGTGCCAAAAGGTTTTGATTTAAACGCGGACGGTGTTACTGGTGCGCTCACTGCATGGGAAGCTAAAGCGACTCCTGATTATTCGCTGTCAAGTTCCGATATTATCGACGGTTCTTTGTCGGTAGTTCTTGCCAACCGTAGGGATATAGTAAACAAGATAACAATAGATTTTGATTATAGATTCTCTCGGTCAGTTCATAGAGAGCATGATTATGCGTGGGTTATCCCGTCATGGGACTTCTGCACGTACTATGCGGATAGTCACAACCTCCCAAACAGGGAGATGGTTACACAGGCCGCAGAGGGTACGGGGTGGGCTATTCAGGGGCCGATTTCATACGGTGAACTGCCCGACTCAGGTTCCCCGATGTGTGGAGGGAATCCGGTAGTATGGATCATTCATCCAGACCTACAGGATCAGCTTGTAACCTCGGCAGGATGGACGGGCATAAAAAGATGGTCGCAGACTGTTACAGAAACGTACACGATGACCGTACAAGCCCCGCAATCTATAACCCATTTTGGAGAGATTGCACTCACAGAAGAGGGTAGCTATACGACTGAGTATGATGATTCCTCATGGGAGTCATCAGAAGATACCGCGACGCCCGTTTCTGCTATTCAAAACGCCATAAATGACTGGGTGATTGATCGCGCAGACAGGACAGAATCTAATAACGCAAAACAAACAAAGCTAAATTTAAAAAGCACAGCAATACTAAAATCGCACAGAGAAAACTTTGTGGTATGGGAAATGCCTTTACTTGCCAATGTAGAGCGGCCGCATACGTTTTATGTTAACGCCACAACAGCAGACAACCGAAGCATA